TGTGTAGATTTAAATTTTTTCTATTTATATCTCCACCAGATTCTTTACGCATGTTTATAAACTCTTCTATCTCTGGATGTGATATGTCCATGTATGCAGCATAAGAACCTCTTCTAGTAGTGCCTTGATTAAAGGCTAACATCTGAGAATCTACAACATGCATGAATGGAATTGAACCAGTTGAACGAGAGCCATGAGTAGTAGATATCCCATTGCTCCTAACATCTCCCCAGAATCCACCGATACCACCACCCGAACTAGCCAACCATATATTTTCATCGAAGTGAGCAGATAAACCATCCCTGCTATCAGGTACATAATTAAGAAAGCATGAGATAGGTAACCCACGAGTTGTTCCCCCGTTACTAAGTATAGGAGTGCTAAACATGAACCACCTATCGGAACTGTAGTTGTAAAGTCTTTGAGCCAATTCATAATCTGTTTCTCCTTTAAATGTTGCTCCAAATACAGAAGCTCTAGCAAAAGCTTCTTGAGCATGTGTTTCTTTATCCCAAAAATATCTATCTTTTAATGTGTCAATACTAAACTTATCAAAGTTTTTTTCTTTATCGTAGTTAATTACTATACCTAGATAAGGTTTCTTTCCTATTTTATCTTCCATATTTACCACTCATAATTTTTTACTAACTTCCAATATTCTAATATACTATTAAACATTTTTTTATGTTTAGCATGTGTTTCCTTATCCCATATATGACAAAGGACTATACTTGTATCTGCTCTATCAACAAAGATAGATACTCTTTCAGGGTCATCTACATTACAACCTTGAGCATAAGCAGAGAGTTGCATACCATGGTCATCATAAACTAATTTAGATGGGTCTTTACCTTCTAAGTTATCTTTAGTTTTAAAGTCAATAAAAATACCAGACTCTGAATATAAATCTATCTTACCACCATAACCTTGATTAGCACAAAAAGAATCTTCTGCTATCCATTCTTCATCAGGAAAGTTTTTATCTAACCATTCTTGTATAATTTTATAAGGTTTAGATTTACCTCTACCAAGAAATCCTTTCTCTATTTCAGCATGTATTTTAGTTCCTTCTTTAGCAGCTTTAGAACCAATCTGTTTAGCATCGGCTTTACATCTATACACAAATGAATCTAGAGATTCTTCATCTCCAATATCAAGTGTTGCTGCAGATTTTATTGCTTGAGTTATCTTCCAATTTTCTAGTGCTGGTTTTGCAACCATACCTATAATTGTAGTAACAGAAGGAACAAGTCCTAAACTTTTAGCATCTCTTAATGTGGTGTTTCTTTCTTTACCATTAGCACCAATAAGAGTATACATTGGTTCTCCCTCTTGAGTATACCAATGACCGGATTCGGATGTAAATTTATTATAACTATCTAATTTAGATTTGTCAATACCTTTGTCATTTTTATTTATCATTATGTTCTACCCACCTTAATTTTCTAGTATCTGGAAGAAATAATAAGTATTGAACATCAGCTTCAATTTGTTTTTTAGTTCGAGTTGTTCTTGATGTATAAGCATCTTCAGTTCTATAATCTCTTCTTGCAGTTTTAACATCTATTAATTTTATATTTCCTTTAGGGTCTCTGGCTATTAAGTCAATAAATCCATCGCACCCACAGTTTTTAAATACTTCATATCCATTATCCCATAGCCAAGTTACTGCATAAAACTCTGCCATATCTCCTTTTCTATTTGTTGAATGTTCTTTAGTGAGTTTCACTCCAATTACCTCCAATTTTATATTGACCAGTTAAATCACATCTCATTTTAAATTGGTCTGTTACTTTTTCTATACACTCTACACCTAGTCTACCAACAGAATCAGATTGAGATTCTTTTACTTGTAGTTGCCATTCATCATGTATGTTAGCAACAAACTTAGCATCAAAGGTATTAAGTTTAATTAGTTCATATAAATTAATCATAGCCTGTTTCATTACAATAGCACCACCACCTTGTAATAAAGTATTAAGAGAAGCATGTGGACTTCTTACATAAATTTTTCTACCATCTATACCTTTTAAGAATCCACGATTAGAAGCTTGTTGCACTCTGTCTCTTAATTTTTTAAGAGCAGGTAAGTTACGAAAGAATCTTTCTTTTAATGCCTTACCTTTTTTTATGTCCCCATTTATTATTTTACCTATCTTAGCATCTCCTGCTCCATATACTAATGCATATATAAATGTTTTGGCTTGGTCTCTTGTTTGTAATCCTGCAAGTTCTTGATTAGTAGAATGTATATCTCCATTTACAACTTCTTCAATGTAATCAATATCATTCATATAATGTGCTAACATTCTTAGTTCAAGACCACTAGCATCTATACCTACTAATTTATATCCTTCTGGAACAGTCCAACAAGCACGACACTCTTTGCCATAAGGACTACCTAAGTTAGGAACTTGAGCTAAGTTAGGACTTCTGTGTGTCATTCTACCTGTAATAGTTCCATTAGGTATAACCCTACCATGAACTCTATCTTCTTTTAATTCATCTATCCATGATGATACTTGAGCTATACGCTTTTGATATAATAAAAAGTCAGCTATTAAC